CAAAGTCTGAAGAACGTCGACTAAACATGATGGCCGCATACAACTGGTATGGATATGTCTGCGACAAAAAACAAGCTAAAAAATGGATAGTAGAATGGCTTACAGAAAATGACAAAGAACAAAGTAAAAAGTTTAATGCTATCAAAGACAGTTGGACACCAACAACTATAGGTTGGTTAATTAGAATGCAACAAACAGGATTAGAGCTAACTGCTGAAGAAATAGAATATATCAGTGTAAAAGCAAAAGAAGCTATACATAATAATGCAAATAGTTTAGCTAAAGACGATGCTGAACAAGAACTAAAACCTAAAGCAAATAAACCTAACATACAAGAAATTATGATAGAGCGAGCACATTTAGCCGCAGGCAACATTGATGGTCTATGGGACGAATACTTATCGGGTGATATTAAATCAAATGAAAAGCCACAAATACAACAGTTTTTAGCTGAAAGAAACATACTTGCTCAGCATGTTAATATTATTAAAGACGAATGGACAAAACAGAAAAGAGAACTCGAGGACTCTGTCGCTAACGTAGACGCTGATTTAAGCGAAGGATATAGTTGTTATACCAAGACCCAGCAAAAGAATATGATCAAGTACTGTGCGGCGATTATAGCAGAATTAGACGCATATCATCAAAGTAAGAAGGCTAAGACTGGCGTTAGAAAGAAAAAACCGGTACCACCAGAGAAGCAGGTAAGAAAATTAAAACTGCTAAGAAAGTTTGAAGAGTTTAAATTAGAAACTGTAGAACCTACTCGTATACTTAAAGCTAGTGAGATGTATGTTTATAACACTAAAAATCGTAAGCTACAATATTATGTTGCTGATGAGTATGCTAGAACTTTTACAGTTAAAGGTACAAGTATTTTAGGCTTTGATACTAGCAAGTCATTTCAAAAGACATTACGCAAGCCACAAGAGTTCCTTAAAGAACTTAGAATGGCTGGCAAACCAGACAGTCGTAAACTGTTTGACAAGCTAAAAACAACTCCAACAGCGGTGAATGGCCGCTTCAATGAAAACTTAATAATTATTAAAGCGACCTAATCATTATTCTCCGATAAATAGTTGTAACGGAGAACATAATGGCAGAATTATCAGCACTAAAACAAGAAGTATTTGGCTATGTTGCTAATCGCTTAGGCGAAGGCATCATTGATTTAGAACTTGACCCAGCTCACTATGAAACAGCATATAGTAGAGCTGTAAACACCTACAGAACAAGAGCTCAAAATGCGTATGAGGAATCATACACTCTATTGTCTCTAGTAGAGGATCAAGGTACATATACATTACCACAAGAAGTACAGTCTGTTAGACAAATCTTTAGACGTACAATGGGCGGCTTAGGCGGCATAGGTGGAACAAGTAGCTTTGATCCGTTTGGATCTAGTATGTTGAATATGTATATGCTTCAATCAGGAGGCATTGGCGGGCTAGCTACGTATCAACTGTATACAGGTTACATGGAACAAGCTATGCGTATGTTTGGTGGCTACATGAACTTCAACTTCGAATCAGTAACTAAAACACTAACAATAATGACTGACCCAAAAGCATCAGGTGAACAAGTATTATTGTGGACATACAACCTTAAGCCAGAAGTTATTCTTTTACAAGAGATACCTATCAGTCAATGGATTAGAGATTATACTTACGCTGGTGCTAAAATGATCATTGGTGAAGCTAGAGAGAAGTTTGCTACTATCGCAGGTCCGCAGGGTGGTACTCCGTTGAACGGATCATCATTGAAAGCTGAAGCACAAGCTGAAATGGATAGATTGATTAGTGACTTACAGACATTTGTTGATCAGTCTGAACCATTGAGTTGGATCCAAGGCTAATGAGAATAAATGAAATCATAACTGAAGGTATGGTTTTTGCTCGTGTAGGCAAAGGTGGTGCCTCAGGTAAAGCTAAAGTTAAAATGAAATGGAGATGTGAAACTGGTTCACGAGCAGGGAGAATTGTGTCAAGTCCAGCACAGTGTGGAGCAAGTATTGACGTAGCTAAAAGAGCACAAATGAAAAAAACTCGTGCTAGAACAAAAATAGCACAAGCACGTAGATCAAAAAAAACTAAAAAAGTAAATGTAGCCTCAAAGATTATGCAGGCTCTAAATAAATTTAAAAGACGAGGCGGCCCTAAAAAAGCTCAGAAACGTAAACCAAGTAAGCCTTTTGCTAAAACTAAATTTATATCAAGAATTAAATCCAAAAAATCCAAAAAGTAAGTAGGTTGACATATAATTCATAGTTTGCTATAATACGTATTATGGCACAAAACTTAATGATTGATATAGAAACACTTGCTACAGGCCCTAACGCTACTATTATGACTATAGCGGCACAGGTCTTTGATCCCTGTTCAACAGGCTGGCCTGAAAAGCATTTCTATGCTAGAGTAAGTCCTGAAAGCCAACCCAACAGAGAGATAGATGACAACACTATTGCTTGGTGGGCAACACAAGTTCCCGAAGCACGTAAAGAGATATTTGAAGAAGTAGGCAGAAGAGACTTACACGACTGCTTAGAAGAACTTGGTAAACTGATATGGCAAAGTGATCGTATATGGGCTAATGGTATTTGCTTTGATATGAATATATTAGAACACGCTTTTAAAGAACACGGCATTAATCTACCTTGGAAGTTCTGGAGTGTGCGTGACGCCAGAACTGTTTATGCTCTTTGGCCAGACTTACCTCAACCCAAGTCAGCTAGTCATCATGCGTTAGATGATTGTAAACGTCAAATCACAATGTTACAAGACTGTCTTAAACATCTAGGGATAACCAACCTCAAATGATAATAGCACTCAGCGGCGTAGCAGGAAACGGCAAAGATACAGTAGCAGACTATCTTGTAAACAATCATGGCTTTAGAAGAGAAAGTTTTGCTGGTAATCTCAAAGATGGCATAAGTGCTATGTTTGGTTGGGATAGAGAAATGCTAGAAGGACGTTCAAAGTCAAGCAGAGAGTGGAGAGAACAAGTAGATGAATGGTGGGCAAAACGTTTAGATATGCCTGAGCTTACTCCTCGATGGATACTACAGTATGTTGGCACTGATGTTATCAGAAGTAATTTTCACGATGATATGTGGATAGCCAGCTTAGAAAATAAACTTAGAAAAACAGATGATAACATTGTTATTTCAGATGTTAGATTTAAAAATGAAGTAGCTATGCTAAGAAACTTAGGTGCAGTCTGTGTAGAAGTTACTAGATTTGAAAAACCAGACTGGTATCAAATTGCTATGGGTGGCGGCAGTTTAGAAGACTCAGGTATACATCGAAGTGAGTATGATTGGATTGGTACTAAGTTTGATCATACATTAGATAATAATAGTTCTATGGATGATTTGTATGAACAAATAGAATCTTTACTATCTAACTATATTATACATCAGGACTAATATCTCCAGGTTTCCAAGAAGAATCCTGCTTCTGAATTAAATCGCTACAGTTCAAGCAAACTGATCTTAGATTTAATAATTCAGCATTACTTAAATTTCCATCTATATGATGAACCCTAATCTGACTACCGTGCTTACATTGGAACCCACAAATATCACAGGTTCTTTTTTTATTATAACCTTTGCTTAACCATCTAGGTGTGGGAGGTTTTTTCTTTCTCCCTCTATTAATACAACTTAAACATCTACTACGAAAATAGGTCTTTTCATTGCGTTTATAGTTAATTGCACAAGGGTTATAGTTACAGGCACTACAAATAGGACGTTTCATGCTATTATTTATAATATACAGACCTTTATAAAGGCTTTTTAAAACCACCATTTACTGTAGATTCTTATAAATATTCGTAATGAAGTAAAAGGTAAAGAGTTACCATTAAATAAGAGGATAAGAAAATGGCATTAGTTTCCCCAGGAGTTGAGGTAAGTGTAGTTGATCAAAGTCAATACTTACCAGCACCAACAAATTCAGTTCCGTATATCTTGATTGCAACGGCACAAGATAAAACAAGCGGTACATCAACAGCAACAGCATCAGGCACAACATTAGCCAATGCTAACAAGATTAATTTAATTACTAGTCAGAGAGAGTTAGTAACCACATATG